TGCGTTGGTAGCCTATAAGGTGGTCCGCAGAGAGACGATTGCAAAATTTACATTCAGCATGGCAGTTATCTTCATTGAATCTAGTTGCCATGTGTCGGCGACTATGGAAGTGACCGCAGTCCACATCTTCAAAGCTCTTTATCTGCCCGCAGGATATACACCGAACATAACCATTAGCCATAACATCACGCAAGCGGATATAAAGAGAGAATATCCGATCGAGCTTTTTAACCAAGTTAGGTTTGCTCTTAGAAGTAGTCTTTTTTACCTCTTTTTTTTCGGTTTGAGCCGCTTTTGGCTTGCGGTTGAAATAGTATTTATTCATAACCATAGGACTCTTTAATACAGCTTATTTCCGTGATGGTATTCTCTGCTTTCGTTATAACGCATCTTCAAGTTGATGTGCTGAACGAGGTCGATTCCAAGTGCTTCTGCCCATTCAAAAACGGAGGAAAGAATACTTTTATATAAGACACAGAACATTTCTGCCTTTACACTTATAGATGAGTTAAGGTTGCACGAAACGATAGTTCTAGTAACCATGATGGCATTTTCGGTAAAACTATGCTCTTTAGCATACTTAACCTCAGAGTCAAATGTGGAAAATCCGTCCTTTGCCTCAACATCACAAACACCCATCAAATCAAAAACACGAATACAAATATCTGCCAACTCGCTTTCTACTTTTCCCTCGATGGTATCAGAGTAGTATTTATTGAACAAACTGCCACCATGGTCGTTGGCAAGTACGGTTTTAAGACCTTCTTTGTCAAGGTCGTCCATATAGTTTCCTTTGCGGTCAGCTTGTACGGCTTCTGCTACTTCTGTGCAGACCATCATCAACCAATGCGCATTAGACTTTTCTTCTTCATGCCATCCATGTTTGACAGCATTATCGTAGGCTTTTTTAACCCACTCATTAATCTGTTTTGCTTCAATTTTCATAATTTAAAAACTTACGTTAGTCAATTGTTTGCCTAAAGACTTGATACACCATCTTGATGAACCTTGCACCTCTAGGTCTATTCTTAAATCAGAGACTTTTCCGAAGGAACGGAAACTACCGCCAAGGTCGATTATCCATCCGTCTTTATCCTTGAAAGGTCTGATAGCTCGTCCCACCATCTGATAGTAGAGACTCAAAGACTTCGTTGGTCTTGCCAAGATAACCGTGTCAAGTGCGGGATAATCAAATCCTGTGGTGAGAACTCCGACATTAGAGACAACCTTTATGGTGCCATCCTTGAACTTCTCCAAGATAGCTTCACGTTCTTTCTTTGGAGTCTCGCCTGTAACGATTGCAGAATTAATACCTTTCTGTTGCAGTTTATCTGTCAATCTTTCCGCTTCTTCCGTGAATCGAGTGAAGACCAAAACTCCTTTTCTCGGTATTTTATTCTTTGGCTTCAATACACGTAGGGT